TTACCCAACTCCTTTTACAATTTGAATCTGTCCTGATAACAACCTTGTAACAGTTCCAGATAAATTTATATCTAAATCATAATCTGCTCTATTGAACTTTAATAACTTTGTTTGATTTGCAGTAAGGTTTATAGTAAACTCTCCACCGGAAGGATTACTAAGAGTTATACCGTTACCATTAGACAAATTTAAAACAAAATTCTGATCACTCCTATTATCTTTAGCTTTTAAGGTAATATTAGCACCAGATAAATTTATTGCTGTACCAGAAGCATCTTCATATTTGATTGTATTTCCAAAAGTTGCTCCTTGTTCTATTTTAAAATTGTGTGATCCTGCTCCCATTATAAAGAATAATCAAAAACGTTAGGTTTACCTTTACCATTGTTTTCTATTAAGGTATATCCAGCTGAGCTAGTCCACCCGTTTGATTCGCTGTAGAAGTTGCCGGTAAACAACGGAGCAACATCTATAGCCCTATAATCTGCTTGATCTACATATGTTTCATTTAGTGTATGATAAACTTTTCTAGTTTTTCTACTATGCCAATGCCCACCAAGCAGTACATTGTAAAGACCTTGTTTTCCATATTCCCATATAACTTTACCAAAGTCTCTTTTAGATAAGCCATGATGGTTATGAGTCATAATATAGTATATATTATCTATTTTAGATCCTATAACTAATGGACTAAACTCAAACTTAACATCAGTAATTGCATTTCTTAACATATAAAAAAGCAATCCGGCTATATCTCCTTCGTTGTCATGTTTAGCATCCGAGGTAGATCTATCATGATTACCTGAAACCATGTAGACTGATGTAAGGTTTTCTATATTAGATAGAAACTCCTTAACTATCTCAAATGCTAAAATCACAACGTGATGTCCATACATTCCTTTACCCATAGACTTCCAAGAGTTTATGTGATTTAGTCCTGTAAATGACTCTATGAAATCACCTAGAAATATTACCTCTAGACTTTCATAGTTTCTACTATTCACCTGATCAGTAATACTTTTTAAATATTGTATTACTGTTTTATAATTAAAGTCAGGTGTACGTTGTAAATTTCTAATATCAGCACCAATATGTAAATCTGCCAGACATAAAACTCCAGTCTTTTTTCCAGGAGTTCGTTTTACATTAACAATAGATATCGCCTTATCAAGTTCCTGCTTGATAGCTTGATAGTCTATTTCTTCTTCTCTCGGTTTTAAGGAGAGCTTGACTTGATAATTAGTCTTTTTACCCGTCTTAGTTGAAACATCCCAAGCATTACATGAATAGCCTGTGACTTCATACTCATTGACATCAATATCAAAGAACGTTATCGCTTCTTCTAGCGATGTAATAGGTTTTTCACCTTTATAATTGTACACTGTCGGTACTCCGTATGAATCTTGTTTTACTTCTTTTGCTACTTTAGCTACTTTTCTTCTTAACGTTCGATGCGAGAATGCATCGCTCTTCTCTAATATTCTATCCGCTGTTTTACTGTAAGATTCATTTGGGAATCTACTGAGAGTATCCCGTATTAAATCTTCTAATGTCACCTTATGGTTAGTTTATGTTACTATAAATTTACATTTTTATTTTTTAATTAAAAAAAGGCGGTGACTAAGACCGCCTCTTTCTAACAAACTAAAACAAAATATAAAAAAAATGTTTTTTAAGCCTTAAGCTTGTCTACTTCTGTTTTGATAGAGGCAGGAGTAACAGTTGAGTTACCATCCGCAACATATACATAAATACAGAAGTCTTCATATGCTTTTGCGTTACCAACTGCTTTAGAAGCGTATTCTTTTGTTCCTTCAATAACTAATAAATCATAGTTACCAGAAACAACAGAAGCAGGCTTCTTTAATGTTGCAGCTGATCCAGCTAGACCATACACACCATCAGCGATAAATCCTTCTTCCTCTACAGCTTTTACTTTAGCTTCTGTACCTTGTGAAGGAACTGCAGCTGTAGTATAAGTAATAGAACTTGCATCATTCATTGCTAATCTAAAATGAGAATCAATTGGAGCAGTAATGTTAATACTTGCATCAGACTCATCAGACGCTGAGAATCCAAAGAATGGAGAGTCAGCTTTAGCAAATTCAGCATCCATTAAAGCTTTGATAGCATCTGCAGCTGCCTCAGCATTTGCTGCACCGACTGCTTCAAATGTTTTAACTGGAAGGTTCATTGTACCTTTAGTTGTGTTGATAATTTTTACGTATGCAGAGTTATCAGACTCTAATACGACTAGTGCGTTTGACACCTGAGCTGTACCGCTACTGTAGGCTAGTATAGCTGTGCTTTTAACGTCCCCTTCACTAATAGGACCTACAAGTTTTGAACCGAAAAATAATGATACATCTTCTTCACCTCCTGATAGATCTAATGCTCCACTATCTAAAGCAGAGAAATCTGATCCATTTTCTACGAAGCCAAACTTAGCTGCTTCGAAAGCTGAAGACGCAATAGCATCACTGTTTACGATCAATACTTCTTTTTTAAGATTTGCCATAATATTAAAATTTAGAAATTATAAAATAAATTATTCAGTTTGTGAACTTTCAACTGTGTTAGTCTGATATCTCTGCGACTCTGTGGCTTCTAATAAGTGCTTGACCGTAAGGTCTACTATTTCTTGATGTGTGTGATCTGCGAGTTCACAATCTACATTCGAAGATAGAGAGATTTCTACAGGAATCCTAATGTAATCTGCTCTCAAGCTTTTTAATAGATAACTTTTGTTGTTTTTTGTGTTTCTAAAGACCTTAATTAGAGTGCCGTTTATAATACCGAACGCACTTTGGTCAGTAGAAGTAGCAAAAGGATTACCTAAAATATTGTAAGCATCATCAGGTTCTACTATCCTGAGTGGAATCTCTTTTATCCTCTTTACAGAAACATTATCTATTACTCCATCAAAATCTTGACTAGGAGTAAAAGTTATTGCCGCTTGATCACTTAACGCTTGTAATTCTATTTGCTTTTCAATAGTATTGTTACCAGAACTATCTAAAGATGTACTTTGATATATAGTTGCTGATCCGTCTGCTACTGCACTAGCATCATAATTAAATGTAAGCGATGTATTTATACCTCCTGTGACAGGAGATCCAAGAGAAACTGTAAAACTTCCATTATAACCAGCTGAAACACCTGGTCTTTGTAATATAAAGGTTACAAGATAAGTTTCACCTCTTCTTACTTCTTCTAATGTTTGTGAAGCTGCTTCTTGGTAGCTACTATCAGATCCTGTACTATGTGATAAAAGTCCGTTACTTATTGTCCATCTATCATCTGTTCCATCTCCTAATACCCATGAACTAGTCGTATCAAATTTACCATTAGATACAAGTTCAGGATCTATTTTACAATCATCGTAAAGTATTTTTACTCTACTATTAATCAGAAACATATAATCAGTAGGTAGGTCAAAGTCTTCATAATCTCTAGCAGGATTTGGCGTTACAACAGTGTCTAGGTAATCTAGTTCTGTGAGAATTCTCAAATCATCTACTCTTTTTTGAGATCCGTGAAGACCTTGCCTCTTGGGATCTGAGGCAAAAAAGAATCTTTGTTTTATAAATCTTTCTTGCATTTTATTCAAAGCAAAGTCTATCTCTTCCGGCAAATATGTGTCGAATGAGTTAGACGCTACTTTTTGCAGCCCCTGTTCTACCGCATGATGCATTTCTAATACTGTCATTCACTAAATGTTTTTAGACGAGCTTTTAAAGTAGCATATACTTCAGAGTTCTTTTTATCTTTTAGATATAGAACCGCTGCTTCTAAGCTATCTCCAATATTCTCATCACCGTTTAAATAAGTCTGTCCTACCCTACGTAATATATCGTTAGATAAACAATCTTCGATAAACGCCTGGTATTCAATGTTCTTATCGTTAGCGTACATTAGAAACTCAGATGGATTAGAATCCAGCTCTCCCTCTAAAGTAATTTCTTTTTGTGTTTCGTCCATAGATTTAGGATTATATCCGTAGACTAATAACATTTGATTTACTTTAGCTGGATCAGCAGATAACTTAATAAATGCTTTATAAGCTTCTTTTCTATTTTTAACACCTGCTGCTTGTTTAGCTTTTTCAATTGCAGTGTCATAGATAAAATACTTATATTTTTTATTAGAATATAACTCTTGTTCATCTTTAGCAACATATGGATGTGCTAGAGCAAATTTATATCTAATGTAATCTAATAAGTTATTTGGATCACCGTTTTCATCTGTACCTACTTCTAATTTAGTACCCGTATTCTCAATTGTCAATGACATATCTTGAAAATACTTTCTAACTTCTTTTTGGAAGTTAACGTCAGAGGAATCTATTCCTATGACACCTGGTAGGTATTTTTTTTGTTCTCCGAATGTTAATCCTGTATTAGTATCACCATTCACAGAAAACGTAGAGCCTATTTTTCTCTTTGCTTCAGAATAAACTTCTTCAGGCAAATTAGTAGCGTTAGGTCTTCGCTTAATTATTACTGTTTTTATACTCATGATTAAATTATTAATAGTTAAAATAATCAGAAAGAAAAGGGGACAAAAGTCCCCTCTCTTCTGAAAAGAAATTTATGATTTCACACACTCTAAGTGTAAACAATTTGTAGCTCTTCTGATTGCAATACCAGTTTCTTTCATAAAGTGAACTGATGCACCGTCTACATCATTTGCTCTTAGTGAGTTACCACCACTAAATCCTGGAGGAACAGAAGCACCAGCTACTGCCCATCTTACTAGCTCTCTACCTTTTCTAGAGATCATTTGAACGTTAGTTTCTCCGTCATATGTAGACATATCAAGGAATAACATTCTATATGATTCTAGTGGTAAACCAGAAACAGGATGTTTTGGACTGTTTAGTGATCTCGCACCGTGGTCGAATAATGGTAAGTGTCTTACTGTAATCACGTGACCATCAATATGCTGGTAAGAAGTGAAGTAACCTCCTAATTGTAGGTTAGATCCACTACCAGAAATAAAGTTAGATGGGTCTGTGTTTTTGATGTAAGTACCAGAACTGATTTCGCTCTTCATAGCGTTATCAAATTCTTCCATACCACCGATTCCTGTAAACAACACAATGTTCATTTGCTGAGCATCAGAAGCACCATATAATGCGTCTCTTACTACAGACTTGATCTTGTTAGTTGTTAATGAAGAATACGTATCAACGTTAGGAATTTGCTCAATAACTCCTGCTCCGATTGGAATAGGCTTATTATTGTCATCCTTCAAATTAATAGTACCATCTGAAGATCTGTTGTACTTAGAATACCACAGAGCGTACTCTGTTTCTTCTTTCCATCTCAGCATGTGCTGATACTCTTCAAAGTCATACCATAGATTTGTTTTTCTGCCATCTACATTAAACTCGAAGTTAACCACTTTGTCAGGCATATTACCTTCATATCGGTAAGATTTTCTGATTAAAGAGATTTGGTTTCTCATTTTAGATGGTGCAACCCAGTTACTTTCGTTACCAACTGAACCAGAAATTGCTGTAGGTGCAAATAATTGTACCCACTTCTTTCCTGCACAGTTTGCATCTGACACAGAGTCATTTGCATCTGCAGTAACTAATTGTAAAGTATAGACCCAACCTCCATCTGATTCGACAGGATCAGTCATTACTCTTGCTTGGATTCCTTCTTCACTTTCAATAATGTATTGCTTAATGAACCATTTTTCATTGAACTTTACTTTGAATCTAGTGAAGTTAACTCCAGAACCGCTCACTTTTGAGCTTGATTCTACAGTTTTGTTAATTCTACCCATTACTGGATAGTCATACTCAATGTCGTTGATGTACTTGATAGCTCCCTGTCCTTCAGTTAGGAAAGATAGAGGAAACCTCTTGTCTTCTCTTCCTGCTAGATGAGTTATTACCGGTGACAGTACATCAGGCTGAGTTAGAAGGGCGTTCGCTAATGAGTTCTCATCAGTCATACCCTCAGCGTTGAAAATGTCTTCGTATAAACGAAGCTTTTTT